GTTTCCACGGTAATTCATCGTTCACTACTGAACTAATGATCTCAAACCCACCGGCAACAATAACTTCTCGTAGCAATACTTCAGGATAATTTCGCACCCATATCGGATAATAATGGGGTGGCCCTTCCGTTGGTGCAATTATGCAGAGAATCCCGCCTGGTTTCAGGATTCGATAAAGTTCTTTCATCCACGCCTCAACATCAGTTACATGTTCAATGGTCTGTCCAGATATAACCGCATCAACATTCTCCATATTTTTCCATTCATCCGAATCCATAAGAACATCAACATTCGGGCCGGGAGAATTGTCAGCCCCGATATACTTCCCTGTAAATAGCGCTTTGTATGTTCCATTGATGTCATAACTTCCGACATCCACTACATTTGCCTCTTTTAAATCATACTTCTCAACAACTTCTTCCATCATGTTAATTGATGTCTGGTTCATTATTTAACCCCCTTAAATGATATTTGGTCGTCAACATTGGCTGTAAATAACGGGCAATCTTGCGGAACCTTTTCTAATTCCCCAAACCCGGCCAATGTCATTGCTTCTTTTAACAGTGCTGGGCCGTAAGTATAATGGTGATGTGATTCCTGCACGTAGGAATAGATATACCAATCATTCATAAAGCGCATGTTCTTTGCCGTAGGATTCTCAAGATACCTTTTTGCCAACACATCGAAGTCCGGCACGGTAATCCGAATAATCCCGCCCTTTTTCAGAATAGTCCACCAATGTTTCAATGCCGATTGTCCTTCATCCCATGTCAAGTGTTCAAGTAAATGACCAGCATATATTTCATCTACCGTTTCTGCTTCATAGGGAAGATTCCGAACATCGGCTACAAGATCGGGATGAAACTTCTCGTTTATGTCCACATTGATGAATTCCGGCAAGTAATATGTTGAACATCCCAGATTGAGTCGAATCTTATCCGGTTGGATGTCCAGTTCATACGGACCTTCCATTGGCCCGACTTGACGGCCCCAGATATTCTTTCCCCATTTCTTTTCGAGGTGCATGTCGTTACGCCTGCAAACGTGCATGTATTCAACCTCTCCGTCCTTCTCCATCTGCTGAAATGTCTGACTTCCTATGTGATGAACATAAACATCACAAGCAACTGCAATTTTATGACCGGCTGTCTTTGCACGGAAACAAAAATCAATTTCCTCTCCAGCACAAGGCCATTGACTTTCGTCAAAAGGCCCTATCTCATCAAATAGGGATTTCTTGAATGCCATACAAAAACCGATAACAAAATTGACTTCCCGAATTTTCCCTTTATGTTCCTCCATCCACTTCTTTGCCACATCAAATAACTCCTGTTCGTTATTATAGGTCATTAAAACAGCCTCTTGTTGCAATCCAGCGCAATAATTCGCAACAGGTGCGGTAATTGAGAAATCGGATAATAGATCGGCCAATCTGTTTAATGCCCTCGGTGTAACAATGACATCGTTATTTAAAATCACAATCGTATCACCTGCCGCCGCCCGGATTCCCTGATTAACAGCCACGGGAAAACCGAGATTTGTTTCGTTGCGGATGGTCACTCCTTTAATCGGCGGATCACTCCCATTATCTACCAAAACAAGTTCATAGTCCTGTGTATTCTCTTGGATTGCTGCAATACAATCCTTCGTCATTTCATGTTGGTTATAAACTGGAATAACAATACTAACCATTTGCCCCTACCTCACTTCGTTCCTTGACTGTTGAATCCCAATCACTTTGAGCATCTGCTGCCTCATCGGGAGTGCGCCTGAAGCCCTGTATAAAAACCCTCTCCGTACCGCCCATCTCGGTTATTTCGATCCATTGGAAAGCGATCCATTCTTGCCTCGAAATTTCCGAAAGTCTTTTCTCCATAATATTCCTTTCAATTCAAAGAAATTTTAACCTCATATTCCACTGCATAATGCCATACCTCTATCGTCCCATCCGGCGTTGTGTGCTCCTCCGTTGAGAGTATTGCTTGCTGTCGCTTCATCCATACCAATGTCGAGGCGACATCCGGTGCAACCGCAGGTATAGTCATACCTTTTTCATCATAAAGATCCTCAAGATAAGTAAACATGTCCTCAACCTCACTGGATGATGACGCCATTGAAAACAAGGAAAACTGGATTAGAACATTCTCATAATCCTCTGTGAATGTCTTTTCCGGTACATTTGAAACGAGTATGAATATCACATAAGGATACTCAACACCTTCTGGGGCACGGTCTTTAAAAAGTCGGCCACCGATTTTGGTATAAAGATTGGATGATGATGTCATTTGCCCGAAGATGGCTGTCGTCAAAGACTTCAACTTGCCACCTCCTTGCACATGATGTCGAGATACTTTCCGGCTTCATTAGGATTAATTATTGATACGATTGCAAAATATCTATTGCCAAATTTGATTCTCCATGATGCCTTGAGCACTGAGCGGTAACGTATCCGTATACGATGGGTAATTGTCATTACCGTCTGACCTGCCTGAATTTGCTCGGATGCACTCACAGGCCATAAACTTCCAAAAACCGTGCAGGCATCTATCCATGACACAGTAAAGCCACCCATCGAATCACTTATCTTTGTCTGGTATTGGAGAATTATGCGTTTATTCAGAGAACCTATCATGCGAATTCATCCCATATCCTTGCTGAATTTAAAAGTCTCATCACGGTTTTATCCTCTGAAACTGTCTGCCCTAAAACATCTTCACCTCTTGACTCGTAAAGTTTAGCCGCTATCATTTTGATTGCTGTCTTGATTTTATAGGGCACCAGCGCCGCCGTAGTCCAACCGCAAACAAATTTCACTATAATTGGATTTGATGGGAAAAGCGTAACAGATGGCCATGATTCCCCATAAGGCAAAACAATTCTTCCGCATTGGTCACCATTGAATTCCATAATGTAATCCGTGGTCACATTAATGACCGTTGCTATCCCATCAGTATCAAAATATTTTATCTCTGCCGAGGTTATGCCACCGGTTAATGTCGTGCCGCTTACTGTAAGGGTTGCCGCACTTTTCGCTAAAGCAATCAAGTTCCCATTCACACCGCCAAGAATTGATTCAAGTGTCTGGACGGTATCAGTATTGGTAGTCGCCAAAACCGTAGGGTGTGCATTCGCACAGACATATTGTTGCCCAACTCCAGATGTTCCTGTGTGATTGATTGCATCCTTCAGGTTATCTAAAGATTCTGCGGCAGTTGCACCAATTTTTACTTGTCCCTCACTCACTGCGGAGCCTCTAAATGTATATGTCTTGGTGTCAATGGTAACTGTATTATCAGCGGATACGTTCGTCCCATCCGATGTGATTGTTCCCGTCGCTTTAGTATTACTTTGCAGATTCCCAAAGGGCAACTTGATAAAATTTTCCTTCGGCCAAGCATCAAGGTAATACTCCCATATCTGAGTTAATAAAGCCCTGCGGGTAATATCTTCTACATGTTCACGGGCTGATGTAATAATATCGTTTAGAAGATTATCTTCATAAGTGGTTGCAGCCAACCGTATAACCTTTGTGCTGAATGGACAAGCCGCAACCAGAACCTTCGCCGCCGTCCTGATATATCGTTTCGTTCCAGTGTAGGCTATCTCCTGTATGGCATTGTCATTCGCTGCCACTGCCGACACCTGTGTAAATGCCGTTCCCCAATCCGCCCATGTGGTGCCGTCATCGGAATCTTGAATCTTTACATCCAGTGTGCCCGTGGTGAATAATCCCGCATCCAAAACAACCAATGCCGAATAACCGAGAACCTCAACTTTAGTAGGAATAAAGGTTGGAAATGCCGTGCCCTGGTCTGCAATCGCAGTTTTAGTGGTATCGGAGATAACCTCGCCAAGAGTAAAATTGCCTGTCCGATTCTTTACTATATAAGTAAGGGCTGTAAGGATCTCCACAATCACACATTCTTTTGTGCTTGTGTTTCCATGCAAGGTATCCCCGACCGCCCATGCTGTGCCTGCACCCGGTGGTACATCAAGCGTCAACAGTTCATATAAGAGTGTAAACCCAGCATTGACTATATGACTCGCTGGTGGAATCAGTTGCGTTTCATCAATATTCCCGGCAAATGAACCACTATCAAGACGAAGATGGAGCTTCAGTTCGGCTAATGTTACTGGTTCCGATGCAGGCGGTGTTATAAGACTAACTTTCATATGCCTCCCAATAGGCAAGGCGGCATGATATAACCGCCCTGTCTATTAACAATTTTACAAGCCGACCGGCACTTCTTCCCAGGTCAACCCAAGGTCAACCGTCACACCAGCTGCACCTAATGCACCCATGACGATAGCTGTGCCAGGAGCAAAACCAATCGCTCCCTTTAAATCACCACTGATTTTCTCCGCTCCCGTCAAGGCGATGGTCACGGTATTATGAAATAAAGGCCATGCAATAACAGGATGCCCCGCAAGAGTCGCAACTGAATACGCTGTGATTGAACCAGGGGCAAGACCGACACTCCCGGTAAGAAGCGTCCGCCCGGTCAAAGTCGCCGCCGTGGTGGTAGTTGGTTCCGTTGCTTGAGTGCGAATACCCAGAACCATACCTGTCATCCCGATAGATGCCGCCCAGACCGTAGCAGTCCACTTATATAATACGCCATTGACACCACTATCAACCGGATTATAGAGAATCAATCCAATAGCAAGCTCGGTGTCCCAGATCGCCACATTCTGACTCTGGCAAAAGGCGAAAAAGTGTTTCTGCCCGAGCGTCATATCCTTATAATCACCCTTGGAAACGATAAGTCCTCCGAGGTTGTCTGCCCGGAGAGGATTCATTCCCGATATTGCAGATGTATTTCTTCCAATTTTACCGAACATAGTTATCCTCCTTTTGGGTTACAGACCCACGGGAACTTCTTCCCAAGTTAAGGCAAGGTTGACATTGACCCCTGCTGCGCCCAATGCGCCAATCACCGTCACCGTCCCCGGAGCGCTACCGAAGGCTCCTTGCAGATCCCCTCCGATGACTTCCGCTCCCGTAACCGCAATCGCCGCTGTGTTATGGAATAAAGGCCAGACAATCACTGGAGCAACGGCAATGGTTGCGACCGAATAGGCGCTACATGCACCCGCGACCAATCCTGTACTGCCGGTCAGGAGAGTTCTCCCGGTCAGAGGAGCTGCCGTGAGCCCTGCCGGGACTGTAGTCTGTGCGGAGATTGCCAAAACCATTCCGGTCATATTTGCTGAGGTCGCATAAACCTGAACCGACCAAAGGTTCCAGAGACAGTTCACCCCGGAAGTCGGTGGGTTATAGATTATCAAACCTACAGCAGCCACCGCCGTATAAAGGGCTACCTCCATATCTAATGTGACGGCGAAATAATGCTTCCCGGCAAGGGTGGAATCCTTGTAGTCTCCACCCGATACAATCAAGCCGCCCAAGTTGTCTGCTCGTAAGGGATTTGTCCCCGAACTTGCAGGAGTTATCCTCCCTATTTTTCCGAACATATTTTTATCCTCCTTTAGTTTGTTAAAGCATTAATGACCTTTTTATGGCCGCTGCTTTTCTTAAATCCAGCACCCAACCATCTGCATAGCGGACATATTCATCACCTGTATCTATGGCATGAAATATTGATCCTGTTGGATATTCTGTCGTATCCGTGATCTCATCGAGATCAGCAAGAACGCCCTGATAAGGTATTACTGTCGCTATTTTCTCGATCATATTACACCCCCTTATGCTGCCTCTACATACGCACCATCATCAAGCGGAAGGTACCAGAGCGAATAAATCATCGCCCCATCGGTCATTGCAGCTACCGAAGACTCGATACCCATCACGCCCCCGACCCCATATCTTCCGAGGATATAAGACTGAAGCGTTGAAATCACGGCGACACTATTGGCCGCACTAAAGGTCAAGGCACCCCCGATGGTCTGAGCTGCGACAAGTCTTCTGCCAAGGGCAAGACTCGCAGCGGTTAAAGCTTTGGCGGTGAGGTCAATCCGTACTGCACCCGTTCCTGTGTAATACAACTGGAGAATCGTGGCATCCGCAGCAAACGCTTCCGTCACTTCCGCAATGAAGTTCAATACCACCACCCGACCCCCGACGATCCTGAACAAGGGATATACCTGGATCGCCAGATGATCTACAGCTAATACCGGCCCCTTATCGACTCGAAGACCGAGGTTAATATCTGCAATTCTTGCTATTGTGCTTGGGTTATAGTTCATATTTCATCCTCCTTTGGATGAGGACGGTCATCATTCCGTACCGCCCCCTATTAAATTTATTCGTCCACTTCTTCAGAAGAAACCTCGGCATCGGATTCCTTCTCAGCCGTCTCAGGTTCTTCAACTTTCGTTACTGGTTTACTTGCCACCAAGGCTAATGCGATTTCCTCTTTCGCAATCTGACGTGCAATTTCCCTGACTATTTCAATATCTGCTTTCAACATTCCATATCTCCTTTTAAATTGGGGCAATCCTTTCAGACCGCCCCTGTTAATTATCAGTCATAAATCGCTGTTTCAGGTGGAAGTCCGATATATCTGGGTTCACTCAAAATAGCGAATGCCGCCATTATTCCCCCCGTTGGATCTGAGAGGTTGAGTTCGATGCAGTCCATCCCAGGATTCAACATCGCACCATTCACGGGGAAACAATATATTTTTTGGACATCGTGAACCAGTTCAAGTACCACCTGATTGACTCCTGCAGCCAATACCGTTGGTACCATGATGTCCTCATTGTAGATAACCCCGTCAACCACCGCTGTCTTACCACCACTGAAGGTCAGGACTTCGTTATCGACAAAGGCATGAGGCGTATCCATGCCGTAGCACACTAAAACGCCTCCACGATCCTCAACGACCACTCCTGCACCCGAACCGGGAGCCGATAGAATTTCTCCTGCCGCCGCTGGTACTGAAGTCGATGCGCCGTCATATTTGAGCATAAACCCAGTCTGATAAAAATAGGTGAATGCTAAAGCGGTCGCACATGAGCTTACACTAACGCCCTGATGGATAGTCACCGTTGCTGATGCTGTAATAACCGCACCAGTCATGAGGTATAGTTCGGCCTGATTGTAGTTTTTCAAACTGATGATATTGCTTACCCCACCACCACCCTTATCCTGCGGATACCACAAAGGGATTACCGCATATTTGTTATTGATTCCGTGCATTTTAATTACCTCCTTATAGTCTTCCGGGAATTTCTCCCCGGATGTTAATTGTTATGCTCTTTCAGCTAATGCAACAAAATGACTCTGTGTAGCCCCTGATCCGCCCTTATAAGGTGTAAGTGCGGTAGCCCTTACGGGTTGGCCATCCACACGCATCACGAACCTAAATACGCTCTCGTCGTATTGGAATCTGACAAGTATGCTCATGTCACTCTTGATCCCGCCCTTCTCTGCAAAGATATAACCATTCTGAAGATCGGCAAAAATTATATCACCGAGATCTCCAAGGGCTGGACATTGCTCAATTGCAATCACTGGACGACCGAATAATGTTCCGTAAGGCTGTCCGCTTAACCCGCCAGCCGGCATGTAAATCGGTATTCCACCAGTGCCAACTGCCAGGGACATCGTAAATAACTGTGGCTCGATGTTCTGGTTAATCAACCAGACGGCATAGGGTCGACTTGATGCGAATATTCTGGAATACATCTTGATGACATTCTCTGCCACCACCGTATCCGCCTTCTGACCGGTCTCTTTAGCCACACTAACCAGACATCCGGCTCCCAAAATACCCATGGGTTGCCCAGCGCCAAGTCCATTGATAATCGCATCATCCAAAAGGAATCCGAACTCTGAAACGAACCCTGTGCGGATCACGCCCTCAAGTGCCGCCGCATCATCAAGAAGTTCATCCGTTGCATAGCAAAGACCAATTAACTTTTTGAGAGTAAGCTCAATCTTCCTGAATTTCGGTTTAGAGGCTGTTTTCTCTCCTGCTTCATCCTCCCAATACCCAATGATTCCACCATAACGGCTGGCTACACGGGATGTCTCATCAACGCCATTGATTTTGATGCTATTAGCATTACCAGAAATTGGAATTCTACGGCACCTGGAAGCAAGAATCCCAGTCTCGAAAACCTGGGCGAGAAGTTCATTAGAAAAATCCTGTTGGACTAAAAACCCACCCTCACTTGGAACGGTCTCATTTAAACCACTTGCGGCTCGCACAATATGTAATCTTGGATCGACCTGTCGACCAGGGATTCCAGCATTCATAACTGCGACCATCTGCTCCCCGAAGGTGGAGAATTTGTCTTTATTTCCACGATCCTCTTTAGAAATCTGCTTGGTTATTGGGGGATTTG